GAAGTTTGATGCGGAAGAGTGGTTGGCCCAAGAGATCGCCAAAGACTTTGCGGCCGCAGAGAATAGCGCTTTCGTCAGGGGCACGGGGGTTAATCAGCCCAAGGGCTTCCTGAGTGTGAACTCCGCAGCGATTGCAGATGGCGATCGAGCGTTCGGCGTGCTGGAGCATCTTCCCACCTGCCACGAGAGTACGCTCGGCTCACAACCAGCTGAGCTTCTGATCGAGGTCGTGATGTCGCTGAAAGCCGCCCATCGGCGCGGTGCGGTCTGGGTGATGACCCCCAAGACACTCGCGCTGATGCGGAAGATCAAAGATGGCGACGGCGCCTTGATCTGGCAGCCGGGCCTGGTCTGCGGCCAGGCCGACCGCCTGCTTGGCTATCCGGTGCTGGAATGTGACGAAATGCCCGACATTTCGCCCGGCGCTCTCCCGATCGCGTTTGGCAACTTCCAGCAGGGATACGTGATTGCTGAGCGGTTCGGCACACGGCTGCAGCGCGATCCCTACAGCAACAAGCCATTCGTCAACTTCTATGCCACGCGTCGGGTCGGCGGACAGGTGCTGGATAGCGAGGCGATCAAGCTGGTGAAGGTCGCGGCGGAATGACCGAAAGGGTAGCGATCATCGGGCGCGATTTTCGGCTGTTTATCAACGATGCCGAAATTCTCGAGACTGATGATGACGTCGACGCGATCCTCGGAAGGCTCGGCTCCGCCACTTGGCACGAATTAGGCTCCTGGGACCCCTGTGTGTCGATCGAGATCCAGGACAAGGCTGTTCTATACGATCTGGACGTACCGCCCCTTGCTCTGATGCCCCGGCCCAAGACCCACCCTCGATCGCCGCGCGAAAGCTTGAGGAGGGGCCGATGATCGATCCTGCCGACCGCGATGAAGCCAGAACCATTCCAGCGATTTTCGAGGCCTTTGTTCACGTTGCAAGGTGCCGCAACCAGGAGGCCACTGACGTGAGCGAAGATCCTTTTGCGCCAAACTCTGATGACATGGAGGGCCCCTTTTGGGACCCATGGATCGCCATGGGCGTCCAGTGCGGTGGGTACAGCGCCGGGGTGGACCTGGACGCCATCGAGGTGCTCCGCGCCATCAGGGATGGTGTCGCTGCGGGCAGGAGTGGTGGAGAATATGGCAACTTCGTCACGGATATCGCCGAAAGGACCGGCCTTTCTCGCACGCATGTCGAACTTTATCAGTACATGTTCTGCTCGGTGAACTGGTGTGATTACGGCACGTCGCCCAGGGGCTGCTTCCCTGAATATGGTTTTGATTTTGACGGCCTGATCGAAGCCTGGTGCAAGTATTATGTGCGCCGCTGGGGGCAGGAGCCTTCCCGGTGACCACAAAATGGCCACTGCCAAAACGGTCACGTAACGGGCAAATATGACCCCGCGATAATTGCGTCTCGAGCCCCTGAGCCCGCCAGCTGCCCCTGCTGGCGGGCTCTTTCGCATCTGGAGCACAGCCATGCGTCACCCTGCCAAGCGAGAGCAGTCTGGTGCGGCGATCGCGCGAGCATTGCGCCCACTGTCGGACGAGCTGGACCGCGTGCTGGCCGCTCTCGATGCGGGCGTGCTGACAGCCAGCCAGTACGATGACCTTGAGCATCGGGCACAGTCCATCGGCACGGGCATCCGTGCCGCGTTTCGGAAAGGTGGAGCATGATCAATCTGGATGCCCTGCGTGACGAGGCCGACGCTGGCCTGCCGACCGATGTGGTGCCTATCACGCGACGCATGCTGGCGCAGATGGCGAAGGAAATCGCCGAAGGCCGTGCTGCTCAGGCGATGACACGCGGACAGAAGCAGATGGATGCCATGATCAACAACGTTCGGTTCGAGCGCCGCATCGGTGAGGCTGCTCCGGTCGTCGATCCGATCATCTGCGATCTCTACGTCCTCGACGCGGGTGAAGGTGCCTGATCGGCCACCGGCATTTCGGGCACCGGGCAGCGCCGAGCGTAAGCCGTGGGCCCGGACGCCGACCTTGGTCGATCGACGCAAGCGCGGCCGCGCCGGTGTGGCAGATCGGCGACAGGTGCTCGAGGAGGAGCCATTCTGCCGGGTCTGCCTCACCAATGGCATGCAGGTGGCATCGTATGTGGTCGACCACATCGTGAATTTGGCCTCAGGAGGCTCAGACGAGCGGTCCAACAAGCAGGCCCTCTGCATCCCCTGCCACAACGAGAAATCGCGCCTGGAGAGGGCGGCGGGGCGCTGGTCGGGCGCCTGAAAGGCGGGGGTGGGTCAGATCTCTAGGGGGATTTGGGCGGGACACCGACACTCAGTCAAATTTTTACGCGGTCGAAATCAAAGGTAAAAAAGTTCGGGTTTTGCCGCCCGGGTCAGTGAGGTTGATGTGTCCAGAGGCGGCTCAAGGCCAAATTCCGGGCGGCGTCCCAACTCGCCCGAGCTCAAAGCCCTGACGGGAACCGACCGCGCCGATCGGCAGAACGTCGCGGCGACGATCGACGGCACTGCTCCCATGATTCCGCCGTTGCACCTGTCGGATCTGGCGCAACGCCACTTCGATGGCATCGCGGAGATGCTCCGGGCAGAAGGCCGCTCGAACCCCCATTTCGCCGAGCATGTTGGGCTCCTGGCCCTGCGATTGGAGCAGATCCAGATGTATCAGGCGGTCCTGGAGGTCGAGGGACACACCTTCACATCGGAATCGGCCAAGAAAGTGGGCTCGCAGCTGGTGGTCACCCGCATGGTCCGAGCACGGCCAGAGGTTGGCATGCTGGACAGCGCTTTGCGACATGCGCAATCTCTCCTGGGCGAGTTGATGCTGAACCCGGCCGCCGCATTGCGCCTGGCGACCCCGGGCGCCGCGCCTGCGGGCGACTTCGACGACTTCTGATGTGCAGGAAGCGCGGAATTACACCGGTATAGCGCTGGGCTATGCGCGTGATGTTGTCGCAGGCGACATTCCGGCCTGCAAGTCCATCCGCCTGCAGTGCCAGCGCTTTCTCGATGACCTGAAGAGCCATCGGAAGGAGGACTTTCCCTACCGGTTTGACCCGAAAAAGGCCGCCCGGGTCTGCAAATTCATCGAGAAGCTGCCCCACTCAAAGGGCAAATGGGCGCGATCAAAGGAGACGTTGAAGCTCGAACCCTGGCAGGTCTGGATCTTGGCCTGCTTCTTCGGTTGGCTGCGCAAATCGGACGGTTTGCGACGTTTCCGTGTCCTTTTCGTCGTTGTGCCACGCAAGAACGGCAAATCGGCACTCTCGGCCGGCGTCGGGCTTTACATGCTTTGCGCCGATGGAGAATTTGGCGCCGAGGTCTATTCCGGGGCGACCAACGAGAAGCAGGCATGGGAGGTGTTCGGGCCCGCCCGCCTCATGGCGATGCGAACGCCGGCGTTGCTCCGGCGCTTCGGCATCGACGTGCTTGCCAAAACGCTGGTTAGGGTCGACGACAACAGCAAGTTCGAGACCATCGTGGGCGATCCCGGAGACGGGCAGAGCCCGAGCTGCTCGATCCATGACGAATATCACGAACACGCGGACGACGGTCAGGTCGACACCATGCAGACGGGCATGGGCGCGCGCGATCAGCCTGTCCAGGTGCTCATCACCACCGCTGGCGATAATCTGGCGGGCCCTTGCTACGCGGCGATCCTCGAGGAGCGGGAAAAGCTGGCCGGCATCGGCCATAACGGCGGGCCGCCGCTCGAGGATCAGACCTTCTTCGTCGAGTATACGATCGACGAGGGAGACGACTGGAAATCGGAAGCGGCCTTGCGCAAGGCCAATCCGAATTTCGGGATCTCGGTCCAGGAGGATTTCCTCAAGGCTCGCCAGCGCGATGCCATCGCAACGCCGCGAAAGTCTGGCGTTTTCAAGACGAAGCACCTCAACCTGTGGGTCGCGGCCAAGGCGGCCTATTTCGATGTTGAAGCCTGGCGCCGCTGCAAGACTGATACGCTGCCGGTTCGTGCTCCTGATCTGATTCAACTGGAGGCGCTGCGCGGTCGCCGGTGCATTGCCGGGCTCGATCTGGCGTCGAAGGTCGACATCGCCGCGCTGGAGCTGCTCTTCCTGCCGTTAGGAGACAAGGCGACGGCGGATGACCCGTATATCCGGGTCGGTTTCTACTTTCTCCCCGAGGAAACGGTCCTCAACACGCCGACCTATCAGGCTTGGGATGCCCAGGGCCTGCTGAACGTCACCTCGGGCGCGATCATCGACTACGACGAGATCCTTCTCGTGCTGCAGGAGATCCGCACGCACTTCCAGCTCGAGCAGGTCGCTTATGACCCGCATCAGGCAACCATGATGGTCACCACCATGGTCAAGGATGGCTTCCCGGTCATCGAATACCGCCCGATCGTGCTGAATTTCAGCGAGCCCATGAAGGAGCTCGCCGCCATGACGCTAGCCGGCACCATCCAGCACGCCGGCTGCCCGATCATGGAATGGCAGATCAACAATGTCGTCGCTCAGCCCGACGCCAAGGACAACGTTTATCCGCGCAAGCCGCGCGCCGAAGCCAAGATCGACAACCCTGTCGCGCTGATGTCGGCGCTGGGCGTTGCCATGGCTGGCACGGGCGGCACCGCCAAATCCTTCTGGGAAAACTGACATGGTCACTGACAAGCAGCGTGCAATCGCGCGGCGCCTTTCGCTCGAGCTGCTGGCGGCGGCGGGGTTTGCCAGCGTGCTCGCCGGCGTGTGGCAGATCCACCACCCGAGCGCATTGATCCTCGGTGGTGCGGGCCTCATGGCTGAAGCCGTCCTTCGGGCGCGCGCGGGCTGATGCCGGGGCTATTTGGCGCCCTTGCTGCGCCTTCACGCAAACAGGCGGCGACTCTCGACACGCTGCCCGGCTTCCTGATCGGACCGGAAAGCTCGTCGGGCGTCCCGATCACCTGGACCAGTGCCCTGCAGGTCACCGCGATGTTTGCTTGCGCCCGCGTGGTGTCGGAGGGACTTGCCCAGTGCCGGGCCCGGCTGATGCGCCCCCGCAAGGGTGCGGACGGCGCTGATGCGGCAACCGACCATCCGCTTTATCGCCTGCTCTACCTCGAGCCCTTCCCGGGGCAGACCGCTTTCGAGTTCTGGACCAGCCTCATCATCCACACGATGCTGGTCGGCAACGCCTATGTCTTCATCAACCGGGTGGGGAAAGGGCGTATCAAGGAGCTGATCCTCCTTCAGCCCAACCAGGTCACCGTCAATCGCCAGAACGACCTGACCTTGCGATATCAGGTCACGGAATCGGAAACCGGGATCACGCGGGACCTGCCCGCCTCGTCAATCTGGCACATTCGCGGTCCCAGCTGGAATGGCTGGATGGGCATGGAGACGATCCGCCTGGCGCGCGAGGCCCTTGGCCTGAGTATTGCACTGGAGGAAAGCCACGCTCGGCTGCACAAGGATGGCCTGCAGCAGGCGGGCGCCTATTCGGTCGAGGGAAGTCTCACTCCTGACCAGTACAACCAGCTGGCGGCCTGGCTGAAGCGCTTTTCTCCCGGTGGGGACATGGCCGGACGGGCGATGATCCTCGACAAAGGCGCCAAATGGCTCTCGCAGACTGTGTCGAGCGTCGACCTCCAGCATCTGGAAACCCGCCGCCTGCAGGTCGAGGAGGTCTGCCGGGCCGCCCGCGTCATGCCCATCATGGTCGGCTTGTCGGAAAAGACGGCCACCTATGCCAGCGCCGAGCAAATGTTTCTAGCCCACGTCATGCATACGCTGGCGCCGTGGGCTGGCCGCCTGGAGCAGTCGGCCGAGGTCGCTCTGCTGACCGATCAGGAAAAGGATCAGGGCCTTGAGCTCCGCTTTGATCTCAACCAGCTTCAGCGCGGCGACTTCAAGGGCCGTCAGGACGGTCTGGCCATCATGCGCGATCGCGGCGTGATCAACGCCAACACCTGGTTGGCGATGGAAGGCATGAACCCTCGCACTGACCCGGGCGGCAAGCAGTACATCGTGGCCGCAAATATGGCCGTCCAGGACGGCCGCCCCGACCTTACCCCGATCAAGCCCGGCGCCGCGCCCGCCAATCCGACCGCTGATCCGGCGGCCAATCCCGTTACCGAAGGGCAATAATCCATGGACCGTCTCGCCTTCGATCTCCTCGAGCTCAAGTTCGCGGGGGACGACACAACGGGCACGATCGACGGCTATGCCTCGGTTTTTGGGCTGGTCGATCGCGCGGCCGACAAGGTGCTGCCCGGCGCTTTCACCAAGACCCTGGCTGACTGGCGCGCCCGTGGCGGCCTGCCGCCGATGCTGTGGCAGCATGATCCCGCCAGCCCGATCGGCGTTTGGACCGACCTTGTCGAGGATCACAAGGGCCTGAAGGTCAGCGGCCGCCTCGCGCTCGAGATCTCTCTGGCCGCCAATGCCCGCGCCTTGGCCAACATCGGCGCCGTGAAGGGGCTCTCGATCGGGTACGAGGCGGTGGAATGGGAGATTGACCGGGAAACCGGCGTCCGCCTGCTCAAACAGGTCGACCTGTGGGAGATCTCCCTGGTCACCTTTCCCTGCCTGCCCGAAGCGCAGATCTCGAGCGTCAAATCCTTCGATCCGCGCGCGCTGGAAGCCCAGTTGCGCCGCGAATGCAACCTATCGAGCGCTGCGGCCGTCAAGGCCGTAGCCATCGTCAAGCAACACCTCCGTGACGGCGGTGCCCAACCTGAGACGGACCCCCGAGACGGGGAAAAGGCCGCGCTCATGTCCCTGCGCAGGGCGATTGCCGCCTTCAGCGCATAACGGAGCACCCCTCATGCACAAATACACCCGTGCGGCGCTGATGTCGCGCGCCTCCATCCTTGGCCCTCTGGCCCGCGCTCCCGAAATCAAGGAAGCCGGCGCTCTGACGGGCGAGATCAAGTCCGCCGTCGATGCCCTGACCAGCACCTTCGAAACGTTCAAGACCAAGAACGATGACCGCCTGAAGGAGGTCGAGAAGAAGCGCGAGGATGTTCTCACGAAGGAGGAGGTCGAGCGCATCCAGGATGCGTTGGACGAGCGCATCAAGGAGGTGAAGCGGGCCCAGGAGGAATTCGAGGCCAAGGCGAACCGCATGCAGCTCTTCACCGGTCCTCAGGGTGCCGAGGAGGCCAAGGCCGCTGCCGCCTTTGGCGAGCTGATCGAAAAGAAGGGCTACACGCCCGAGCAGCTGAAGGAATATCGGGGCGACCTGGGCACCTACCTGCGCCGCAACGAGGTCAAGGCCACCACCATGCAGGTCGCCGTCGATCCCTCGGGCGGCTATTGGGTGACGCCGGATGTTCAGGGCCGCATGGTCCAGAAGATCTACGAATCGACCCCGATGCGTCAGCTCGCGAATGTGGTCCAGATTGGCACCGACCGCCTTGAGGGCCCGATCGACAACGGCGAATTCGACGCAGCTTGGGTTGGCGAGGCCGTCCCGCGCAACCAGACCGACGCCGCGCAGACCGGCGTGTGGGCCATCGATGTCAACGAGCTCTACGCCTATCCCAAGGTCACCCAGAAGCTGCTCGAGGACGCGCGGATTGACGTCGAGGCGTGGATCTCCGGTAAGGCGACCGCGAAGTTCTCCCGCAAGGAAAACACCGCGTTCATCCTCGGTACCGGCGTTCAGCAGCCGAAGGGCCTGCTGATGTACAAGACTGCTGCCACGGATGACGCCACCCGGCCCTGGGGCACCTTCCAGTACGTCGCGACCGGCAAGAATGGCGCTTTTGCCGATGCCGCTGCGGCGGACGTGCTGCTGAACCTCATCTTTGAGGTGAAGGCCGGTTATCGCCAGAACTCCAATTGGCTGATGGCTCGTCGCACCATGCGCGAAGTCCGCAAGCTGAAGGATGGCCAGGGCAACTATCTGGTCGATCTGCGTCTCCGCGACGGCGCCCTGGTGGAAACGATCTTCGGTTATGCCGTGACGGATGGCGAGGACATGCCGGCAATTGCCAATGGCAGCCTGTCGGCGGCCTTCGGCGATTTCGAGGAAGCCTATACGATCGTCGATCGCCTGGGCACCTCGGTCGTCCGCGACAATATCACCCAGCCCGGCTTCGTGAAGTTCAACATGCGTCGCCGCGTCGGCGGCGGCGCCGTCAACTTCGAGGCGGTCAAGTTCCTCAAGTTCGGCGCGAACTGATCCCACCGATCGGCCGCACTGACCACCCCGCCGCCAGCGCGCGGCGGGGCCGGTTCCCTGCAATCCCAATCCAGAGGTTTCCATGACCCCGAACCGCGATTTCTTCGCCGGCATCTCGCTGGCGAGTCTCATTGCCGCCGCCGTCCTCACGGCCAACAACACCGATGCCGCCGTCGACATGCTCGACTTCCAGGGCGCGACCCTGAATATCGCCATCGGCGCCGGCGGCATCAACTTCACCAACGCCAACAAGATCGAGCTGGTGCTGACCCATTCGGATGATGGCGTGACCTACATCCCGGTCACCGACGCCGATGTGATCAAGGATGCGCTGGCGCCGGCGACGATTACCAACGGCATCGTCCGCTCGCTGACGGCCGCCAAGGCCGCTGCCGATGTCCAGAAGCTGGGCTATATCGGTGGCAAGCGCTTCCTGCAGCTGGTGGCCACCTTTACCGGTGCTCATGCCACCGGCACGCCCATCGCGGCCACGCTGGTCCTCGGCCTGCCGGCGCTGCAGGGCGCGGCCTAAAAGCCATGTGGTATCCGGCGATCACCACCACACCTCCCGCTGTTGAGCCGCTGACGCTCGCGGCGGCGAAGCAGTTTCTGCGCATCGACGCGGATCTGACCAGCTTCGATATCGAGGTGGGGGCGGCGATCGCCGGTGCCCGTGGCGAGGTCGAGGATTTCACAGGCTCCCGCCTGATCACGCAGGAGGTGAGCCTGCAGGCTGACCGGTGGGAAGATCTCGCCCATCTCCCGATCGGCCCGGTGCAGGAGCTGCTGTCGCTTAGCTGGCGCCGGCGCGACACCGAGGACGCCGAGATCGATCTCTCTACGGTGGAACGCTTCGGCGGTACCGTGGGGCAGGGCATTCGCCCGACTGCGGGCAACCGATGGCCTGACGAGCACTGGCAGGATCTCGGCTATCGCTGCGAATGGGGCGACAGTCGCGCGCGGCGCGATCGCGAGGGCCTGATCATCACGGTCGGGCTCCGCGTGGGCTATGGTGCCGATGCCACCGCGCTGCCCGCCAGCCTCAATGTCGCTCTGCTTCTTGCCGCGCGCGGGATCTATGACGACAAACCAGTCGACCTGTCATCGCGCCTCGGTTCGCACCGGATCTGGCTCTGATGGGCACGAGGGCGGCGGCCAGGCGCGAAGTGATTGCCATCGAGCGGCGAAATCTGGTCGATAACGGTAAGGGCGGCCGCAAGCGCCCCGATGGCGAGCCTGAGTGGATCGCGGTTGCACCAGAAGTCCACGCTGAAATCGTCCCCCTGCGCGGCGACGAGGCGCTGAACCATCTCGTTCAGCGCCAGATGCAGCTCTATCGCGTCACGATCTCCGCCAGGCCCGGCATCACGGCCGACATGCGTCTGATGTGGGGCACCGTGCCCCTCAACATCAAATCCGCGGCGCTTTCGACCGATCGGCGCGATCTGGTCATGACCGCTGAATCGGGAGTGCCCACCTGATGGCTCGCACCCGGGTTCGCGGCGTCGCCGAAAAGCAGCGCGCGCTACGCGCCTTGCCGGTTGAGGCGCAGAAGCAGTTTGTTAAGCCGCTTAGCGAGGCCGGGAGCAAACTTGCCAAGGCCATGCAGGACAAGGCACCGAAGAAAACGGGCGCTCTCCGGCAGGGCATCGCTTATCGCGTCTACGAGAAGTCCCTCCGCCTGGTCGTGGGTCTCTTAGGTGCCGCCGGTTGGCGCCCCGCGCTGTTCTACGGCCGTATTCAGGATCTGGGCCGCCGCGCCCAGACTGTCAGCGTGCGCCGATCGCGGGGTGGCTGGGCGACGATGATCGCCGCCGGCAAGGCCCGCCTGGACAAGAAAAGCGGCAAGCTGGTCGACAGCTACCCCCTCAAGGTGAAGGCCATGCTCGGCAAAAGGTTTGTGACCGGGCGTTATCCAGAGTTGCGCTCTGAGCTGCGGCAGGATCTCGGCAAGGCCTACGACCAGGCCGCCGCCAATGTGATGGACGCCTGATGAGCGGGGCAAAGTCCATCACCGCCTCGGCCGCGTATGGCGCCCTCGAGGACGGGATCTCCGGCGCCACGGTCTTTCAGGATGTCCCAGACGGTTTCACCGGCCCGATGGTCGTCATTGGCCCGATGGATAGCAAGCCGGTCGGCGGCAGCGGAGATCCCGATCGCTACGTCTCGCTGACGATCGTCAGCATGTGGCAGGGCGATGAGAATGCCCCGGTGTTGGGCCTGCAGGAGCAGGTTGAACGCATTCTGGACGGCAAGATCCTCCGCCCGGCCGGATGGAAACTCGAATTCCAGTTCCTCGACGACAACGTCGAGCTCGACACCGACGGGGTGACCTACGTGGGCACCACACAGTTTCACGTCGTCGCCCTGACCGACGACTGAATTTCCTCACATTGGGAGTAACAACTATGGGCAGCAAATTGCTGGGCTCTGACTATCGCCTGTGGATCGAGAGTTCGACCGCTGGCACCTTCAACCAGATCAAGGGGCAGACCAAGATGAAGGTCTCCCGCTCGCGTGCCGAAATCGATTCCTCGTCGAAGGACGATGAGGGCTGGGACACCAGTCTGAACGGGAACAAGAAGCTGACGATCGATCTCGAGCTGAAGCCTTCGCTGCCCGACGCCAACGGCTTTTCGCGCATGGAGAGCGCCTTCGCCTCGGGTGATCCGACCCGCTTCCAGATCCGCAAGGGCGGCGCCGATGGTGGGGAAACCGATGTGGTTTTCGACTGCGTGATGATCGTCGGCAGCTTCGATGACCAGAAGGACAACGGCGACGTGGTCCAGGTCACCAGCCAGCTCCGCGTCAACCAGGCGCCCACGGTCGACACGCTGGCCTGATCGCCAGCCCCGCTTTCAAATCAGGAGATAGGCCGTGGCTGCTCGTAAACCCCAGAAAACCGGCGCGGTGGAACGCCCTGCCAATGTAGATCGCGGGGAAGTTTCCCTGCATTTGGACGGCGTCGAGATGGTGATGCGTCCAACTCAGGAGGCAATCCTTGCCTTCGAGGGGGCCACCGGCAAGGGCTTACCGCAGCTGGCCACTCAGGGCGTTGCCGGCACGCTGACGCTTGGCGAGATGGCCCAGATCGCCGCCGAGTGCATCCGCGCTTGGGGCCGTGCCACCAACAACCAGGGCTTTGCTGGCTCTACCGCCGCCAATGTGGCGGGCCTGATCCTCGAAGCACCCGGGGGCATGCGCGCAGCCATGGAGCCGATCGGCGGCATGCTCGCGATGGCCTATACCGGGGAGTACACCGCTGCGGGAAAGCTGAAAGCGGCGACGGGGACGACGATGAACGGCCAGCCCGCCGCCGCCTGATCAGTATCGCCACAGGCATTCTGGGCTGGGGCCCGGACTGCTTCTGGCAATCCACCCCCCACGAGTTCTGGACCGCGTGGGAAGGGTTTGAACGGTTCCATCAGGCGCGTTGAGCGCTTGGTGGAGGTCCTGCACAAGATGAAATGAGGTCGCGATGGCATCGAAACCGTTGGTCATCGAGGCCCGCGTTGCGACCGAGTTGCTCAAAGGCGACACACAGACCGCCGCCGCGCAGCTTGGAAACGTCGGCGACGCGGCCGAGGCCGTCGCCGATAAGCTGGAAACGGCGTTGGGCAAGGCCGGGGCCAAGTTTGGTCCTTGGGCGGATATCGCCGAAGGGGCGATGGACAAGGTGCGCAATTCCTCCGCCCAGGTGGCGAAGGAAATCGACAAGCTGGCCAGTTCGCTCGCGTCTTCGGGCGGTGATGTTGGCCTGGCATCCGCCCAGAAGGCAGTGGCAGCGCAAAAAGCGAAGCTGGCCTCGATCGAGGCGGTAGAGGCCGCGACCCGCCGCACGATCACCACCGAGCGCGAGCTGACTGCTGCCGAGCAGACCTATCTGGCGGGCATCCAGGAGTGGAAAAATTCGGCCGGCGTGCGCCTTGCTCAGCTTCAGGCCGAGGCGGGCGCGCTCGAGCGCCTGCAGATCGAGCTCGGCGGGATCACGCCGAAGGCCAACGAGGTGAATGACGCGCATAGTCGCATGAGCACATCCTCGCAGATGTTCATGCATTCGGTTCGCGCCGGCACCGATAGTTTCGCCGCTGGCTTGCCGCCGATGATGATTTTCACCGAGCAGCTCGGCCGCATCGCCGAAGCCTCGGCTTATGCTGCCTCGGAATCGGGAAAAACCACCGGCGCCATGGCTGCATTCGGGCGTGTCATGGGCGGGCCGTGGGGCGTGGCCATCACGGCGGCCATCTCCATTCTGGCGACTGTCGCCGGTCATATGGATATCTTCACCGATAAGGTGGGGGAGGCGACCCAAAAGCTTCAGGAACAGGCTCAGGCGGAAACCGTCGCTCAGCAGGCGACCATCCGGTTCGGCAACACGCTTGAGGGCCTGATCCAGCGCGAAAGCAAGTTGGGCGACGAGCTCGACCGCCAGATCAAGTCGCGCCGTGAGATCAACGGCATGATGGCTGGGCAGGCCCAGCAGCAGAAAGTTGAAGCTCAGGGGCATCTTTCGGACGCGCGCCGCAGCAAAGACGCCGCACAGAATGATTTCAACAACGCAAAATCGCGCTTCGATGATGCGCTCGATCCCAGGGAACGGGCACTTGCTGCTACCGGATTGGCGAGAGCAAGTGCCCGACTGGATGCCAGCAAAAAAGTGCTGGCTGACGCGCAAACCGCTGCCGGCGACGCCGATACGAACGTTCGCAAAGCGCAGGTCATGGAGCTGCAGGCCAAGGCGCGTGCGCTGGTCGATCCGAAGGAAGCTGTGCGGCAACGTGCCGAGGCGGGCAAGGACACCCTCACAAATCAGTACCTTCTCGGGCTGAAATCGGCTGACGAATACGTCAAAGGCTATGGCGCCCTCCAAAAGGAGGAGGACGATAGCAAAAAGACAGGCCGGAAAGGGCCGTCCGAGGCCACTCTGGCCAAGCGGGCGGAAGCCGCGCGCGTCAAGCTGATCAATCAGGACGAGGCCTATACCGATCAGGAGCGCGCTGCGCGCCACAAGCTCCTCGATGCGACCGCCAAGACGACCGCCAGCGAAGATGCCCGCGATGCGCTCTTGCGCGATGACATCGAGGCCGAGGCGGCCGCCAGCAAGCGCAAGATTGCCGACCAGCTTTCGGCCAAGAAGATCTCGGCCGAGCAGGCGGCCCATCTGATCGACCTTAGCGAGCAGACGCGCCTGCAGAAGCTGAAGAACATCGACCTGCAGCGCAGCGCCCAGGATGTGAAGGATGCTTCCACCCAGGATGTCGCGGGCATCGATCGGCAACTCGCCATGGCCCAGATCGAGGCCGACATGGCGACCACCAGCAAGCAGCGCAGGGAGGTCGAGCTCCGGATATTGGCCCTGCAGGAGCAGCGCGAGCGATCGCTGGCGCAGGAGGTGCTCGCTAACCCACTATCGACACAAGCGGAACGCGACAGCGCCGGCGACCGAATTCAGGCGATCGACGACCAGCACCCGGCAAAGGTTGCCCAGATCGAGCGCAGCACCGCATCGCCGCTGGAGGCGTACAAGCAGCAGCTGAAGAACAACGTCGGCGACATCAACACGTCGCTGCAGAGCATCGAAGTTTCGGGGCTGAATAACCTTGGCGATGCCTTCGGCAACGTCATCACCCGATCGCAGGATGCTGACCAGGCGATCAAGTCGATGGTGACGAGCGTGGCGGGCCAGCTGGCGAAGCTGGCCTTTCAGAAACTCGCGTTTTCGGTCTTTGGTCTGTCCACCGGCGGCAAGGTCACCGGCAGGGCTTCGGGCGGCCTGCTCGGCTTCGCCAAAGGGGGCCTGCCGGGCTTTGCCGGCGGCACGCGCGGCGCGAACGGCATGATCAGCGGGCCGGGTACGGGCACGTCGGACAGCATCCTTGCCCTGGTCAACGGCAAGAAGCCGATCATGGTCTCCGACCAGGAGGGCATCGTCAACGCCCAGGCTGTCCGGAATTACTGGCCCGCCATCGATGCGATGAATCGCGGTACCTTTCCCCGCTTTGCCACCGGCGGCCTGCTGGCGCCGCGCATGCCCTCGATCTCCGGCATGGGCTACCAATCGCCCATGGTCCTCGCTCCCCTGCAATTCGATTTACGCGGCGCCATCACCACTCCGCAGCTCATGCAGCAGATGGTCGCCATCTCGCAGCAGCATGCCACCGCCGCGCTCGCAGCGGCGCCGAGCATGGCCCAGCAGCAGATGGCCGAAACCGCCAGCCAGCGCATCCCGACCTGAGGCGATCACACCATGACAGACCCGATCACCTTGCCTTCGCGCCGCAGCGTGAAGACCGACAAGGTGCGCATGATCGATTTCGGCGGCCAGCTGAAGCCCGCGCTAGGCGGCCCGGTCCAGAACCTGATGCGCCTGGGCACGCGCCACGCGCTGGACATCACCCTTCCGGTGATGCCTGCCGAGCCTGACGGCCGGATCTGGTCGAGCAAGCTGCGCCAGGCGAAGCTGTATGGCGCCATCGTCACCTTCACGCAGGATGGGTTCACGATCGGCACCCCGGGCACCCCGGTGGTCAACGGCGGGAACCAGTCCGGCATCGCGCTCTCCATGCGGGGCTTCAGCAGCGGCTATACGGTACGGGAAGGGCAGGCCTTTACCATGGTCCACGCTGGCCGCGGTTATCTCCATTTCGCCGCGGCGGATGGAAAGGCCAATAGCAGCGGGGTTTTGAACCTGCAGATCTTCCCCATGCTGCGGGTCCTCACGTCGGACGGCGACAACTGCAACTTCACCGCCCCCTACCTGCAGGGCTCGCTGAGCGGCAACGAGGCCAGCTGGGACCGGCTCACTACGCCCCATGCCGATTTTGGCACGATCTCGGTCTCTGAAGACTTCTGATGGCCGAGCTGCATCCTGATACATTCGCGGCGCTGTCAGGGCCGAGGCCAACTCTGTTTGGGGCGGTGGAGCTGCTGCTTCCTTCCGGCCCGATCCGGCTCCTCGATGGCAGCTATCAGCTGGTAGTCGAGGGGAACCTGTTTACGGGCCGCGATCCCAACTGGGGAACGCTGGACTCGATCAAGGGGCTATCGGACAGCACTGGTGACCAGGCCCCGTCGGTGACCCTCGGGATGGTGCCGGCGGGCGATTTCGCGCTTGCCCTCATGGTCGACCCCACCCTGCAGGGTTCGGTGGTCAATGTCTTGGTGGGCGCGGTGAATGCGGTGTCAGGCCTACTGATCGGCGAGGTCTACACCTGTTTCACCGGCGAGCTCGATGTGCCCACGGTCAGCTGGGACAACAACGATCGCCGGGTCGAGTTCAAGGTCGGCAGCACCGCCGATCGGCTGTTCATGGTCGAGGAAGGCCGGCGCCTTGCCTCGGCGTTTCATGAGCGCGTCTGGCCCGGCGAAAAGGGCCTCGATCTTGTCACCGGCGTCGAGATCACCGTGCCCTGGGGGCAGGCGATCGACGCCAACGCGGTCAGCACGCGCAGCAACCTTCCCAGCTATACGGCGACGACATCACGCACATGATTGATCCCCACAACGGTGCTTTCGACCATGTCGAGAGCAATCATAGCCTCATCCGCCGCCGCGACGCGGCGCAGGCCACCCTTGACCAGTGGAAGGGTCTGCCGCTGCGCCTGGGGCAAGCTGACTGCGCGCGTATGGTGGCTAGTCACTTGCGCCTCCTCGGCTACCGCGTCCGCGTACCGGCAAAGGGCTCCTACCGCACCGCGCGATCGGCCGTCACCGCCATGCGCAAGCTCGGCCATGAGGATCTCGCCAGCGCCCTCGATGCGCTCGGCCTGGTGCGGATAGCTCCCGCCTCGGCGATCGTTGGCGACATCATCCAGCTGCCCAGCGCGATGGCGGAGCTCGGCGCGCTGACCGTGGCTCTGGGCAACGGCCGCGTCTGTGGCTGGCACGGGGATGGCGCGCGCAGCGACGGCGGTTTCATCGTCCTTCAGCCGCTCGAATACGTCGCGGCCTGGCGCGCCGACCCGAAAGGCTGATCGATGTCAGGCGTGATCAAATATGCGGCGATCGCAGTGGGCGTGATTGCCACTGCAGGCGTCGGCGCGGGTCTCGCTGCGGGCTTTTCCCTGGCGACATCCCTCGCAGGTGTGGTGGGCGCAACTGCTGGCGTATTAGGCGTTTCAAGCGGCCTCATAGCGGGTGTCCTGCTGTCCGCTGCCGCGATCGACCTAACGATGATCGCGGATGCCGTCTTCCCCAAGGAGACGCAAGGGGGCCAGCAAACGCGGTGGAAGGCTGACCCCTACGCAGGCATTCCCTATGTGATGGGGCGCACCCTAACCTCGGGCAACATCGTTGCCCGCATGGTCCGGGGCACGAACAACATGTTCGAGGGCTTCACGACGGTCCTCTCGCTGGGGCCGATCCAGGGCTACGAGACCAGCTTCATGAACAAGACCACGATGACGTGGTCTCACGATCCTGAGATTTACCCCGACCTCGCCCAGGCCTCGAATGGCTATAAGGGGTATATCTGGGAGCACCGCACCCGTGGCCTCTGCCCGGCGCCGATCGCACCCGGCGCTTACGAGGCCTATCCTACGTGGGGTCCGGTCAACAAGCTCTCAGGCCTTGCTGCCGTTCACAACACCTTCTGCACGAACAGCAAGGCCAAGGACAACCTCACCGGCGAGCCGCAGCCCGCCTGGATCATCGAGGGTGTGCTGGTTTACGATCCGCGCCAGGATAGCACCTATCCCGGCGGATCTGGCACCTGCCGCGCGCTCGATGAGTCGACCTATGTCTATTCTGAAAACCCGCACCTCCACGGGCTGACCTGGCTTCTGGGGCGCTGGCAGAACGGCATCCGCGTCGCCGGCATCGGTGCGCCGGTGTCCGCGATCGACATGGCGCCCTTTGTCGATGGCGCCAATCTGGACGATGCGCGCGGTTGGAAGGTAGGCGGGCAGGTCTACACGCGACCGGACACGCCGTGGAACAGCATGAAGGCGATCATGCAGGCGGGCGGTGCGCAGCCGGTGCTGATCGGCGGCCGCTATAGCTGCATCAACCGGGCGCCCCGCGTTTCTCTGGCCACCATCACGCGCAACGACATCGTCGGCAAATGCACGTTGGCCGCCACACAATCGCGGCGCACCCGCATCAACGGCATTGTGCCGGTCTATCGCTCGGAAGAGCATGACTGGGAAATGGTGCCCGGCGCCGGCGTGCTGGTGGACGCCTATATCGCAATGGACGGGGACGAGCGGACCAAGGAAATTTCCTATCCGCTGGTGCAGAATGTCACCCATGCCAGCCAGCTTGCTCTCTATGACATCTGCGATGCCCGCGAGATCGGCCCGGGCAACGTGCCGCTGGGCCCGGCCTGGCTCAACTATCGCCTCGGCGATTGTGTCACCTTCGCGCCGGAAGACGGCTTTTCGCTGAAGACGCTGATCACGGGCCGGGGCATCGATGCGCAGACCGGGGCGATCAGCTACACCTTGCGCGGCGAGACGGACGGCAAGCATGCCTTCGCGCTGGGCCAGACCGGCGTGGCACCCGCCATCGCCCAGTATTCCTACAATCCCGACGTCATCATTCCGACGCTCGACTGGAGCGTGGAAGGCACTCAGCTGGAGGCGAATGGCGAAAGCCTCGCCGCGCTGATCGTCACGGGCGCCTGCAGCGACCCCAACGCAGATGCCGTGGTGTTCGACTATCGGCCCTATGTCGTCGATCAGGATCTCGAAATCGGCTGGATCGGCGCCAGCTTCGAGGCGCCCAGCGTCACCCGCAAGGAAATCACGGGCGTCACCTCGGGCACGAAATATCAGGTCGGCGTGCGCTATCGCATGCGCGGCGTGATCGGCGCCCGCGCCATCTATGGCCCAGTGGTCGCCGGAACTAACGCGCCAGCGGGCTATCTGCAGACGCTGGTGGCGGGCAGCTACACCGATCCCAGCTCTGGGCTTCTGACCGCCCAGCAGGCAAACGACAGCACCTGCATGATCTCGATTGCGGATCATGACCGGATCTACACAGACCGGCGGGTGCATCTGTCGAATGTGCCGCCCATCACCGGCCTGCTCTTCAGCACGACCTATTACGTCTACTATGAGGATGCGGACCGCGTCGGCGGCGCGGTGACGGCCTTTGCCGCGACCACCGGCACCGATGCCTTGCCCAGCCTCGATCACCCGGCGCGCACCAACCTCGGCTCAATCACCACGCCGGGCAAGGGCGAGCTGGCGACCAATGGCGGCGGCATCCGCGCGGCGAGCGTCTTCCTCGACCGCATGGATGTGGAAATCCAGAAGGTGCAGACCGATATCGCGGATCTGGTCCTGACCTACGGTTCGACCACAAGCGCGGCAGAAAGCGCACTGAATTCGAGCAACTCGGCCAGTGCTGCGCAAACCGCCCAGGCCGCTGCCCAAACCGCGCGCGACCAGGCCACCGACGCAAAGACGGCGGCTGAAGTTGCGGAGACTTCAGCCTCCGGCAGTGCATCGGGCGCAGCCAATAGCGCTTCGATGGCGGCCGGAAGCGAGACGGCGGCGGGGCAGTCCGCCAGCAGCGCACATGAATCCGCAACCTCGGCGCAGACCGCCGCCGGGCAAGCATCGACCTCTGCCGGGCAGGCGGCCACCAGCGCGAATGATGCGGATGGTAGCAAGACCGCTGCGGGCTCCTATGCCTCGCAGGCGGCGCAATCCGCGTCGGATGCTGGGGGGAGCGCGAATGCTGCGTCGAGCTCCGCATCGAGCGCGGCTTCATCGTCGTCCAGCGCTGGGTCATCGGCCACAGCGGCTCAGGGGTCCGAAAGCAATGCCCAGGGCTATGCCGGGCAGGCGGCAACGTCAGCCAGTGCTGCGCAGGGGTTTGCCTCCTCCGCCAGCGGTTCGGCATCGAGTGCCGCTTCGAGCGCAAGCCTTGCCGCCGCCTTTACCGCCGGTGGCAATTCGCTTTCGAACACGGACTTTCCGAACAGATCACTTGCTGGATGGGACGCGGGCGCCAGCAGCGGTGCCATGTCTTACGAGGTGGGGGTTAACCTGCCCGACGATACCTGGCATCCTCAGGGGGAGAACGTCATCACCCTGCACCAGCTGGGCTCTGTCAACGATCAGAACCAGTTGCTCTATGCCACCCAAGGCATCGTAGCGCAGGCTGGGCAGTGGTATCAGGCCTACACCTGGGTTGCTGCCCATCGCTGCCAGGTGGATGCCTTTCTGGTCTTCTTAGACAGCGCTGGAAACTGGCTTGAGGTCCATGGCCAGTTCCAGCAGGCCGTTGCGACGGGTGGAACGAACCCAAACAATTGGACGCAGTTGGGAGCTCCTGCTGCACAGGCACCTAGTGGCACGGTTGCGGCCCTCATCTCATTGCGCAAGCGCGATACCTTGCCGGGCGAGGGAGACAGCTGGGCATGGTTCTGGCGGCCCTATGTCGGCGCCGCGAAATCCGGCCAGACCGCGTTCAATCCCTATACCGCCGGGAGCGCGGGGGCGCAGCTTACCGCTGTGCAGGCGGCCATCAATTCGGAGTCGTCCGCCAGGGCTTCTCAGGATGCGGCGTTTGCCAGCCAGGTCAACTCGATCAGCGCCACGGTCCAGAGCCAAGGCAATTCGCTTGGCGCGCTCTCGGCATCTGTGTCGAACAACGCATCGGCGGTTGCTACTCTCCAATCTCAGGCGGCAAGCTTTGCGCTGCAGTTGACGGCGGGCAACCCCAATCTGGTACCCAACAGCTCCGGCGAAATGGGGATGTCCTATTGGGACGGCATCTCCGGAAGCTGGAGCACTGACGTTACGCTGTGGGGTTCGCGCTTCTTCTGCTCCCCGCCCGCAGACAGCAATTTCAATTATTACTACCTGCGCTCTCATCCGATCACGGTGGAGGGCAACAGCGTCTACACATTGGCTTGCGAAGCCGAAATGTATCAGGCGGCCAATTCGGATCGTGCGTTCCGCATTGAGATCCTCTGGTACAGTGACGCTGGCGGGACGCAGGAAATGCGCCATGACTATGGCCCCACCACCGGCGTGACGGCAGCCTATGCTAACCGCGCCGCGTCCGTTTTCTCTCCGCAAGCACCATCGGGCGCGGTAAGCTGCCGCATTCTGATGGTTGGCGTGGGCTCCTATCTCTACTGGGTTGCCTTCCGGCGGCTCAAGTTCGAGCTGGGCGGCGTGGCAACCGGCTACACGCAGGAGGCCACAGTCCTGACCCAGGCGGGGGTCATTACCGATCTGCAGGGCCGCACTGAGGCCTATCTGCAGCAGGTGGTGACGGCGGGTGGAAGCCGGGCGGCGGTTCGCCTTTTCGCCAACGGTGACTCCAGTGGCGTCGAGCTGCAGGCCAATGCTGTTCGCCTCGGCGCGCAGAACAAGCCTGCGCTCGATACCGATGGCGACGGCAACGTGTTGATCCACGGCCAGTTGGATGTGGGCTCAATCGTGGCTGACAGGATCGTCGCCAACGGCATCACCTATATGCAGCAGGCTTACAGCAGTCAGGACTGGTATGGCGGTGCGCCCAGCTCCGGCGTGGTGGGCTATGATGAATATGGCAACCCCATCTACAGCTCGACAGACGGCAGCTACCGCACCTTGGTGTCGTTCTCGGTCTATATGGACCGCCCCGGCGATATCATGGCGCTGGCCGTGGCAAAGCAGTCCTATGCCGGTGATAATCAGAGCTGGCAGGCCGAGGTCAGAATTGATGGGGTCTCGGTATTCCAGACCGGCGGCATCGCTACCTCTGACAGCATCGCCTTGTTGGGCAAGTTGGCGGTCGGCGGCGGGACGCATGGGGTGCAGTTCCTCTGGTGGAGCACCGGCCCGATCCTGCAGATCAGGGCGGGACAGGCCACTCTCACCACCATGCGGAGGTATGCATGAAGCTGTTTGCGATAGGCGCGCCGGGAGGACCGGCGCGCCTCATCATGGGGGCAGATACCGGAACGGAAGCGGCGGCACAGGCCGGGCTCGGTGAGGTGGCGTTGCCTGTGTCGATGCCCGGCGCCTACATCATTGCCCCGGACGGAATGTCCGCCGCACAGGTGCGGGTCAGCGCAAACGGCCTTTGGCACCGCATCCGGTGCGAGCGCTTCGCCAAGCTGGTGAGTTCGGACGAAACCCAAAGGGCAGACTGGCCGATCTCGCCCGAACTGAAAGCGGCATGGGCGACCTACCGCCAAGCCCTCCGCGACATCACCACCCAGGCCGACCCGGCCAACATCACTTGGCCGGTGCCGCCAAGCTGACAATCTCAGGAGGACCCGATGACCGAATTTACAGCAGAAGATCAGGCGGCGCTCGCTGCCCTGCAGCTCAAGCAGGCCGACGCCGCCTGGGCCGACGCCGAGGCGCTGCGCGTCGCCCAACTCGCCGCCATCACCCCCGTGGCCACCGCGCTGGGCTCGCCCACCAGCATCAATGCGACTGTCGCCTCGTTGAAGGCGGCCCGGAGCACGCTGGACGTCGACACCGCCATTCGGCTGGATCGCGTGGTGCAGGCTCTCAGTGTCGATGCCATCTCGATTCTAAATACGGCGCAGAAGTTGAGCACGGCGGCGCCGAAGCCCAGCGACAGCGCCACCACAACCGGCTGAGCGATCTCACCAAGCCTCCCATGAGCCGCCCCCAGGCGGCTTTTTTTGTGCCCGGAGCAAACCCGTGACCCAACCTCATACCGTGCTGAAGCACGTCGGCGATATCGGCGCGTCGGCCGCCAGCGTGTCCGTCGTGGTCTCGCAATGGGCCCAGATCATCACGCCCATCCTGTCCATGATCATCGCGATCGCCACGCTGGCCTGGTGGATCATCCGCTTCGCCGACTGGTGGAAGACGGGGAGGGTGGGCGAATGATGACCCCCGCAACCTTTATGCGCGGCTCCATCGGGGCGCACGAAGGCGTGCTCTCAATGCGCGCCAGCGATGGTGGCAACTATCAGGGCGGCAAGGTCGGCGATGGCAAGCTGATCGGCTCGCAATACGGTGTCACCCCGCCCGCCCTGGCGCTCTACAAGGGCGTGTCCCGCTACAGTCTCACCAACGCGGACATGCGGGCGATCACGCTCGATCTGGCCGTCGATCTGGGCGTCGCGCTCTATTACGATCTTCCCCATCTCGGTTTTCTTCCGTGGGATCAGATCACCGCCAGCGTCATGGATAAATGCTGGGGCTCCGGCCAGTACTGGGGCGTCCGCCTCCTGCAGCGGACCATAGGCGCCGTGCAGGACGGCATCTGCGGCGGTGGTACCAAGAAAGCATACATCGACTGGAAGGCCAAGGTCGGGCTCGAGCAGGGGGCCAAGGCATACGCCGCGACCCGGCTCGCCTACGATGCCAGCCTGCCCACCTACAAGCTGAACCCCGGATGGGACCCCAGAACCAAGAGCTTCCTGCCGGGAACGGCCTGGTGGGCGAAATGGAGCACACCCGCATGACCCCTGAAAACCGCGCGCGCCTGCTGAAGGTGCTTCGCCGCTTGCAGCAGCCCAGCAGCTTGGCGGGCTTCGCCTCGCTTGCTGTGCTGGTCCACGTTTCCGCCCCGCAGTTCGCGGCTGCGACCGATCTCATCGGCATCATCGCGGGCCTGCTGGCCGTCTATTTCGATGACGGCTCCAGCGTCACTGCCGAGACCACCGCTGAGATCGGCGGCAGGACCTATGCCTACCTTCAGAATAGCGTTGTCGCTGGGAATAGCGCCGCTGCTGTGAGCCTCCATGCCAGCGGAGCTGCGAGCAGCGTGGAAGTGGCGGCCGATATGATCCGCGTCGGCAATCGCACGGGCTCAGCCATCGGCACCGACAACTCCTCACCAACCACCACCACGGAGAACTGATATGTCGATCAAGATTTTCGGCCTGCTCATCACCAGCAGCGCCCTGCTGAAGGCCATCGACAGCGGCTCGCTGACGACCATCGAGGCCGCGATCGCCGCGCTCACCAACTCCACCGATGCCAACGCCCAGGCGGTCGCTACCGCCGTCGGCGCCAAGATCGAGGAGCTGAAGGCGGACACCACCAAGACCGGCGCCGAGAAGCTCGAGGAGGCCGCCGTCGACGCCCTGCAGATCCTGATCCAGTTCGGCTTCAGCGCCACGAAGGATTTCGCGATCGGCCTGGTGCAGACCATCTACAACCAGGGCGTCGCCGAGCTCGAGAGCATCGGCCACACCATCCTGGTCAAGCTGGGCCTGGCCAAGGCCTGACCTGCAGGCGCCCGCTGCTTCGGCGCGGGCGCTCAAAATGCGGGGTACCGGCCGGGGGTATCATCGTTTTCCCGACACCGGGAAAATGGCGGAAATCGGCCCTTCCTGAAAATGTCGCGGCGGAGGAATTCTCCGCCGCGATCGCGCACCGTCAGCACCGATCGGCGCCGCGCGCCGCCTCATTCCAACGGGAAAAACTTATCATGAGAGCATCCGCGATCGCCGCGGCGCTGATGGCGCTTGTCTGCCTGTCGACGCCGGCACACGGCCAATCCGCAAGCGGCGCCATTGCGCCGGCGGGGTCCGCCCCAATGAGCGCGCCCTGCGTCATGGACACCGACGGTCGCTGCTATGCGGTCAGCGCCACGCGCGGGCTCCGGACCAGCGCTGCCATCGCCGGTTCGACCGCCTGCGCCATCTCGGCCACCACCACCGCAATCACCCCCACCGGTTGCCCGGCCACCGGCAGCGCCGGCGCATATGTCGCCGGGCCGTTTGCCGCGCAGGCCGGTTACCCGGTGCGCCTGGTCGCCACCGGCATCTGGGCCGGCTCGATCGCGGTGGGCACCAGCGCGGATAGCTGCGTCACCGTCAACGCGCTGACCATCGCGGGTCAAGCCTGGGGTGTCTACACGACCAACGCCAATGAGGCGGTCGATGTGCCGCCCACCACCGGCGGTGTGGCCTACTGCCTGACCGTCAGCGTCACCAGCGGCACGCTCAACGCCGCTCTGCGCCAGTAAGGAGGCGATATGCTCAATATCATCAGGCGCATCGCGCTTTGGCTGACGCTGGCCACATTCGCAGCTCAGCCGGTTCTGGTGGAGGCGCAGGGGCTTGACCCGCGCGCCGGGTTTGCGGTCCAGCAGGCATTGCAGGCTAAGGCCGCCGTTCGCACGATGCCGGAATTCCTCCTTGCGGCGTGTAATGCCCCAGCAAGGGTCAAGGCCAAGGCTGATTATGTCTCCGCCTGCGACAACCATGATGAGGTGTTGATCGCCACCGCCCTGGCTGCGTGCCCGGCTCTTCCCCAGACCATTCGCTCTGCGACCTACGTCACGGGCGGGGTGACCTGCTACCTCCAGCTCTCGCAGGGCAAATTCAACCTGGCCGATACGGTGACGGTCACTGCAGGATCGGTCGTCAAGATCAAGGGCGTGGGCGTCTCCAGTTGGCGTCCCATCGACACGGTCGGTTCGCAGTATGAGGGTGGCACGCTGCTCTACAGCAGTGCGCCGAGCGGCAAGGCGCTTGCCTTTCCGCAGTTTACCGGGGTCAGATCCGACACGGGGGCCACCAACACGATCCCGGCCAGCGGCGTCACGCTTGAGGATTTCGAAATCCGCGTGTTCAACCCAGCCACCACGCAATCGGTAGCAGCCCTTACCCTCGATGGCATGACTACGGGTATCATTCGCAATGTAAATGTCTTCGGCGACCTCACCACAAACACCCAGCCACGTATCTCAATGGGGGTGTCAATTCAGGCGGGCGCAAGGTCGGACAGAAAGACCTTGGCTGGGGTTCACTCCTTCTTTTTCAGGGATTCTGCCTTCAACATCAACACGACGCACCTTGATGGCAGCCAGCTCGTTGGGGGGGCTATCAGCGGTGGAACGTCTCCAGCCGCCTTCCAGATCACAGCAAACCAGAATCTGCGCCTGTTCAACCTTCATGCTTTTTCGAGCGGCATCGGAATCAAGGTTTCCGGGGGAGAGCCCCTGAACATCGATAGCGTGATGTTCGAGAGCATCACCACGCCAGTGTTGGTGCAGGACCACACCAATTCGCTGTCGAACCGTATCGGTACCGTGTTTCTAAACTCCGATGTCCCTTGGACCGGCGATATCACCAATTTCGTACAGGTTGGCTGGTTGGGCGGGACCAAGGCGGGTAGCGGCACGGCGGCAACCATCCGCAAGATCCGCAACAGCGGCACGGCCACCATCACTGCCGGGCAAACCAGCGTGGTCATCCCGCACCAATTGATTGCTGCGCCGCTTAGCTACCGGGCGTGGCCTCTGGGTGGCGGAAGCACAGTTCTAAGCGTCACAGTCGATGCGACGAATGAGACCGTGTCGATCCCTTCCGCCTTGGGGTCGGACCTTATTGTTGGCTGGTCAGCTACCGCCACCATTGGGGATTGATGCTATTATAGGCTTGGGCTGGTCAGCGCTCTAAGATGAGGCTGGCCAGTTTGCTGTTTATGGCGCTGCTCTTATACCCAATAAAAAGTTTATATGAACATTATATAGGAACATTTTGTGCGGTTGCGATAGGACCGGTGAGTAATTAGCCTTATGGGGTACGAGGCTGCAATCACCGTTGGCTCAAATAGCCAAGGGGGAATCGGCGCTGTTTGCGTAAGCGGACGTGTA